ATATATTTTTGATGCCTCTACCAGAAGAATTACTATTACTGATAGAGCAGAGTCTTTTAATTTAGAGAATTTCTTAGTTATAACTAATGTTACTACTAATACTATTATATATAATTTTGCATGTGAAGGCCTTGGGGGTGACTTAGAAAGAGACGGAAAGACAGTTCTGATATTAGACTATGATACTTCTAACATGAATGATGAAGATAGTCTTCAAATTATTTTTTCTAGACCTGAAAAAGAAACAGAGAATTACTTTTTACAAGAAGATATTGCGAATAGTCTGAAATTAAATAAAGAGATATTAAAACAACTAATTATTAATAATAAATATCTATCTGATATTACTGGTAATGAATACAGCGGAGATGATATTGAAATACAAATACAATTATGATTATAGAAGATGGAGGAGGTAGGCTTGGCGCAAAAGCTACTGTATCCGAAGCCCAAAGACTTAATATAAGTGGTAAAAACGCTGAAAGAGTTTTTTATATAAGTAGAGATGAGAAAAGAGCATTTAATGCTGTAATGCCCTCATTTAGTGCCGCTGCAGGTGAATATGTATTTTATTTGAAGAATACTTCAAATGATAAAAATATGTATATAGATATAATTGAATTTCATTCATTACAGGCTGTCCATTGGAAGATATGGGAAGTAACTGGTACTGCTGCTGCAGGAACAACCATTACCCCTAAGAACTTAAACTTATCCGCAGGATTTGATGCTGAAGCTACTTGCATGGGTGGTGGAGCTACTATTACAGGATTAACTACTAATGGACAATTAGGGACACATAGAACTACAGCTACTGGTGAGGCAAGTATGAATTTTCATGGTGCTTTAATACTAGGTCCTAATAAAGCAATTACTATAGAATATGATACAGGTACAACAGGATTATGTGAAATAGACTGTAGATTCTGGTATGAAAGCATTAGAAGAATAAATTAATAGTAAATGGCTGAAGGTATAAATGTTAAAGTTATTGACGGGGGAGGTAAAAATCCTCCGTTAAAATTAACTAGAGAAGGAGCAGTTAATGTAGCAGTACAAACACACCCTCCTTTAGAAGATGATATTACTGCGTTACCTTTTAGGCAATACTTTACTGATAATGGATTATCTACAGGAAGTAATGATATGCGTGTGGACGGGTCTACTGTTAATGTACCTTTTTACATCAGATCACAACAAGATAAGGTTACTTTTATTAAATCAATTAGCGTAGAAATAGCCGATGCTGGCGCTAAATTTAATTTATTTGGAGCTTTAACGGCACTTACCAACGGTGTAGAATTTTCATTTGACTATGTTGGGGGTTCAGAAATTATACATGATGGTATACAAGATAACTTAGAGTGGTATAGACTAGCCAATAGAGTACCTACTATAATAGATTTATCAGGAGGTGGAGCAGACGCAGTAGTAGTATTCATAGATCTAGCTGTATTGTTTGGTAATCCTTTTGGGGTTAGGCTTAGGAAGGGAAGTTCTGACAAATTAACCTTTACAGTGAAGGACAAGCTATCTACAGGCATCACTACCTTTAACATAATAGGATACGGAATACAAATATAAAAATAAAAAATTATGGCATTATGGCACCCACCAGCATTACGTAAAGTAACAACAGTACCTGACGATAGTCTATTCTTTATAGGTAGACCTACGAGGCCTGTACCTGACGCAATAACTAAACAGGATTTGATTACTGCACTGCAGATAAATAAACCAGTAGATAGTGGTTATACAGTAACCCTCCGTCCAACTACCTTAACAGGAAATAGGACCCAATATTACCCTAATCAAAATGGTACATTTGCTACTGTAGGAGATACTAAATTATCTCTTGGGTTAACTCAAGGCAATACTACAGGAGGTACGGACATCGCTGTAACAAACAATGATGTTATTTCTTTTAATAGTGATGCTGTAACTTTAGGGTATAATCAATTTACAGCTGGCACATACGGGTTCAAAAGAGGATTAGGAGATATCTTCATCATAGGATCAAGTTTAACTGAGTACACTACTATAGATACAACAGGGATAGTCCACCAAATTCCAACAGGTTCTTTTTCCTTGAATACAGCAGGAATAGCCGCTCTAAATGGCTCAGCAGGATTTAATATTGCAAATACAGGATTGACAGCTACTAGAAACTATACATTAACCGATGCTTCAGGAGTAATTCCCTCCTCAGCTAGTGCGGGATTTACAGGAACAGGCGCATATACTAACTTTACAATAGAAAACGGAGTTATTACTGCAGCCTCTTAAAATAATAATTTTTAAATAATATAGAATGAGTGAATTAAATGAACTACAGAAAATGACAGCCTCTAAAGGCTCTATAGTAGTTAACGATACAGATGAAGTAACAAGACCCTTCAGTGCAGTAATGGTACTAGAAGATACTGTATTTGCTACATTAAAAATAGCTGGAACTGATGCTTTGGCCGATTATGTAACTACACCCGCAACTGCAGTTAAAGCAGGAGCTATAATTGTTCCTATGGACTCTAAGAAGTTCTCTGGAGTAGACTTAACAAGTGGCTCGGTTATTATAATACTATAAGCTATGTATGGATATTATACTCATTCTTATTGGTTAAATAATTCGCAATTAGGAGGAGTACTCCCTCCACCATTAGATACTTATACGGGTGCTAAAGTTGCTTATTCGTTACGACAATTAAGAACGGCTTATGCTGGGAGTGCTATAAGGGTTCGAGAAGCGGGTGGAGGCACAGAGGCAGATATAGGATTTGATGTTGATGGAAACTTTGATACAGCAGCGTTAGAAACCCATTGCGGGGCTAATAACGGATATGTAGTAACTTGGTACGACCAGAGTGGTAATGGTATAGATGCTACCAACGCAACAGCAGCCGCACAGCCTTTAATATGCACCGCTGGAGTAACTGAAGTTGACCCCGTAAATGGTAAACCCGCTGTATATTATGATGGAATAGACGATTCCTTAAAATGGACAGGCTTCTTAACGGTTTCATTGTACTATTACACTGCTGTATTTAATAGACCCACGTCAGGGATTAAGACAATAGGAATGGCAAGACACAATGCCTACGGTGCTACAGGTTTATACTGGAATAATGGTAATACCATTCAAACATTATTCGCTGTAACACCATTCAGCAACCATGCCACTAGCCAAACTCAAACAGGTACTTTTTTGTTTACAACATTAAGAGATTCGAGTAACGATTGCAAGGCATGGTTAAATAGTAGTGCTTTAACTACTCAAAATTTAGCTAATGATGTAGCTTATCTATCTAGTATTGGTGAAGCACATCTATACTTTAACACAGGACATACTCAAGAACATATTTATTACGAAGCTGATAAAGAAAGTGACAGAGCAGCTTTAGATTCAAATTTAACAGCATATTATTTAGTATAAGATGGCAATAAAAGAAATAACTGGATATAAATGGCAAAATGAAAATGCTGCCCATAGTGCAGAAGCGATAGCGACACAGTTCTATGGTTATCCTACAGCACCCGAAAATGTGACACAAACGGCATTTGAAGCTAAGCACAATGAGGGAAGCGAGGGAGATTTTTGGTATTTTCCAGGTGATTTAGCACCGCTAGGAAACGTAACAACATTCACAATAAACGAAGATTAGTGAAATAATCGTAGGGTGTGATAGACGTAAAAATAAAATAGATTAAAACTTTAAATATCTTAATCTTTAACTAAAAAGAAACCTCTTAACTGGATAAGCATTAACTAGATCCTTGTGTAAGACGTTATAGGCCAGTAATTATGTTACTGGTCTTTTTTTGTTTATATTTGTAAAAACTAATATTATGTTATATACAGCACTTTTAATATCTCTAGCCTCCTTAGGCTTTAGGAGCATCACTAGTAAAGGAATGATTCTTTATTTTCTAAGAAAACCATTTGACAGCACAACCAGTAAGACTATTAAGTACTTAGGGAAACCCCTATTATTATGTGCTACCTGTATGTCTTCTGTCCATACCTTAGTGTGGTACCCAATACTAACTGGAGAATACTCTTGGAAGATTATCCCTATAATGCTAGTGGTCGCCTTCTTAAACGCCTTTCTTCAGAACCTACTCGAGATAATGTGGCAAAAAAACTTATTTAAATAATACCGCATATTATTTGGCGTAACGGAAATTATTATTACCTTTGTATAAATAACAGAATTATGTTGACATTTATAGGAGGAGTAATAATAGGAATGGTCTGTATGGTAGCCTTACTGGCTATAGCAACTTGGAAAGGGTGGTAAATTAAATAATATGGAGAAGAAGTACACATTTACACAAGGGACACGAAAGTTCTTTAGGGCCTACGTGGAGATGATAAGACCGTTCTTAAAAAATATAAGAACTAGAGAGGCAGACGTTTTTGCTGAGCTATTGTATTACAATTATGTAAAGAAGGAAATAAAAGATCCTATTGACAGGTCTAAGATAGTTCTAGGGCCCGAGATTAGGAGAGATATTGAGAAACAATTACATATATCAACTGCGATATTCAGGAACGCATTAAGTGGCTTAAGAGCCAAAGGATTAGTTAAAGAAGACAACACTATCTCAGAAACTTACTTAGTAATGACTGATGATAAGAAAGTTGAACTAAAATTTATATTTGTTTTAGAAAAGTAGTACCTTTACTACAAATAAATGAATTATGGAAGAAGACTTTTTTGATGAATTAGAATTAGATCCCAAGGAATTGGAAGCAGCTAGGAGAATAGCGGAATATGATATAAAGCATGACGATAACGAGACAAAGCCAAGACATAGAAAAATTATTAAAAAACCATATAGTTTTGACTCAAATCTTCGAGACCTGGGTAAATGAACATCCAGGATATACATATGAAATATTAATAATTTTAGGATCTGAGATCCATACAATAACAGGACAATGCAAAAGAGAGTACTATCAATAGTCAATGATATATCATTAGAGGTTGGGTTACCAGTGGATGTAGTAAAGGCAATAGTTGAGTCGCAGTTCCAATGCGCTAGGGAAGCTACAAAAAAGGGAGAAGCTGGTACCCCCTCTACTTTCTTAAATATTAGATTTAAGCATTTAGGGCTTTTAGTAGCTCGTCCTCATAAAATAATTAAAATGAATGCCTATGCAAGAAATGATTCTGACAAGGATATGGATACAGACTAGTGATATAGAACCTGATATTCAGATAAGAAATAAAATCGCAATACATCCATCAATTGTAAATTTCTATGAGGAACATTTAGGAGGGCCCTTAGAAGGAGTAGAGGAACCAATGACAGCCCTCTATTTAGTTACACAGGAAATTATAGTAGTATTAGCAAGTTTTAATGAAATAAAGAAGCAGATGTCTTCTTTTTATGACCAACAAGGGAAGAGTGGTCTTTTTAATAACAATTAAATTGAGAAAAATGGGAAGTGAAAAAAGAACAATGAAACCAGCACGTCATTATGTGCTAATTAAGAATCCTCTATTTGGAAAAATAGACGATTTAGAAAAGGGAGCAGAGGAATTACCTGAAGAGCAAAGGCAGGAATTTGTAACTAAAGCTCTGGGACCTATCTGGGAAAACATTGAGGTAGTAGCTGTAGGAGAGGGCGTATTAGATTTCAAGGCAGGAGATATCGTAGTTACAGATGCTAGAGCAATAGCTAATGGAATGTACATATCAGAAGAAGAATATTTGTTAGTACGGGATAACGCATTTATGGGAACATGGGTATAAGAGAGACTAGTAGAATAGTAAAGGGAAAGGAAGTTAAAGAAAAGTTACTAAAGGGTAGTATAGATACAGCTGATGCTGTGTCTACTACCTTTGGCCCTTATGGGACTAATGTAGCTATCACAAAGATATACAACCCCCCACATATTACTAAAGATGGAGTCACAGTTGCTGAGGCAATAAATTTAAGGGACCCTATAGAAGATGTAGCAGCACAAACTATTAAAGGAGCTGCAGAAGAAACGGCTAAGATTGCAGGAGATGGTACTACTGGTACTTCTGTACTATCTGCAGCTTTAATTAAGTTAGCTTCTGAGTATCTAGAGGAACATCCAGAAAAGACTTCAGAATATAGAAGACAATTAGAAGCGGCTTCAAAAGTAGCAGTTACAGCTGTAAGAAGCTTAGCCACACCTACCACTGATAAAGATATCTATAGCGTAGCATTAGTCGCTTGTAATGGAGATTCTGAAATGGCAGGATTAGTACAAGAAGCGTTTTCTATTATAGGAAAAGAAGGAATTGTTACAGTAACAGATTCTAAAAGTTATATTACTTCGCTAGACGCAACTAAAGGGGTTAAATTAGATAGAAGCCATATTATCCCCTCCTTAGCAAATGGGAAAACCCTAGTTCGTCATAAAGAATGTAGAATACTTGTGACAGATTTAGATGTTACTACCCAAGAGGACGCATTAGCTGTAATTCATTTACAAAAGGAATTAGGTTCTCCTATCCTTGTAATTTGTAATGATCTAACTGGAGTAGCAGCAACTATTATACAACACAACAAAACAAATTTTGATTTGCCTATAGAGTTTATACGTGCTCCCTTTATTGCAGATGCAAGAAAAGAAGCAGTAGAAGACTTAGCTATTGTAACAGGGGCCAAGGCTATAACCTCTAAAGTAGGTTGGACAAGCCTAAAGTCAATTACAGCATCTCACTTAGGCTCTTCAGAAATGGTAGAAATCTCTACTAAAGAAACTAATATCATTGGTAGAAAAGGAGAAGAAGATGTAGTACATGCTAGGATTCAATACTATCAAGATAAAATAGATCAGGACAAAGAGGGACTTGCTGGGAACTATAAGAAGCGTCTAGCAATGTTATCCGCAGGTGCTGCAGTTATTTATGTTGGAGGAAGTAATGAAATAGAAGTTAAAGAGAAGAAAGACAGATTAGACGATACTATCAGGGCTGTAAGAAGCGCACTAGAAGAAGGAGTTGTTCCTGGTGGAACTATGACCTATGTAGAAGTAGCTTGTCAGCTACACGATTTGTCTTCTGCAAATAGTGACATCCCTATGCTACATCTTAGTATAGCTCTGAAAAGCTTAACAGAAGCTTTGTTAAGTAATGGAAATATCCCATTCAATGGAGAGAATTTAGCAACTTTAGAGGAGCAAGTAAAAAGAGACTCTATCTTAGATCCAGCTTTAGTATTAACTTCAACATTACAAAATGCAGTGGGAGCTGCAGGAGTTATTTTTACTACTAATTGTGTAATAATTAAAGATGACGAATAATATGGTAGAGAAGGAAATAAATCAATCCATAACTAAGTTCTTTGATGATTTAAGAACTAAGGGGATGAGAGCAATAGCTTATTGCGATAAAGAAGAGGGAAGAGTCATGATGTTAGAAGTCATGGAATTCTCATCTATTCAAGAAGTACGTCTAAAGAATATGATAAATGCATTTCTCCAAGACGTTGCTGAAGAAACTATTATAACCACAGGGGATGGCATTCCAGAAGACCTCTTGGAACAAGCAGGGCCTATTTCTAAAGTATTAGATATAAGCACTTCCCAAGAAACTATAATGAGGAATGAGCCAAAATAATATAAACCCAAATAGTATAACTAGACACTGGAATACAAATGAGAACTACTGGATAACTAATCCAGCAATGAGAACCATTAAACTATTCGAGGATGTCTACCAAAAAGACAAAAGTAGCAAAAAGGCCCAATCAAGTAAATTGATGTGGGCCATTGCTCTTTGTTGTGACCCCCATGATTCTAACCCTTGGAAGAATACTGTAGAGAAAGAGAAAAGAAAACTCATAGCTGAAGATTTCTTAAAGGATAAAAAATTTAATTGGGAACACAAAGAAATTGTGGAACTTATAGAAGAATACCAAAATAGAGTACTTACTATAGCACAAAAAGAACTAGTGAGGTATGAAAAGAAATTAGTAGAACGAGGAGATTTTATTAGCAAAACTCCATACTCTATGGATAGTGTAGACGATAAAGGAAGAGTAATAAAAGGAACTGCAGATCAATTAGATAAGATGGTAGTTAACTCAGGTAAAGTATTTGAGCAACTTTTAAATATCAAAGAGAAATTAATCAAAGAATCTACGGAAGGTACCTTAAGGGGAGGAGCCGCAGAGTCAGCAGGTGAAACAGGACAATTCTAATGAGCTTTGTAAAGATACATAATAGAAATAATTTTTTAATTTCAGAGGTTCCTGAAATACATCCTAAGTCCTTGCAGTATATTAAGTACTGGAAGAGACAAAAAAAGAGATGTATTGAAGGACTTTGGTCTATAGACGATGCTTCAATAGAAGTTAATGTAGATGAGGACATCCCTGCTGAACTTGAGAAAGAAAGAGACTCTTGGAGATTTATCCCAGGAAACCTCTACTTTTATGTAAACTTTGGAACTATCCTACACCAGGATGAAAATGGGCCTAAGTCAGCCCCTAAGAAAAAGATGCGCCCCTACCTAAGAGATATAGAGTGGGAGTTCTTCTACAACTGGCTAGAGGCTAGAGGATTTTCAGGGTTCTCCAAAGACGAAGAGTTCTCTGCAGATAGAGGAATCTTAGAAGTCTTAAAAGGATCCACTATGAAGCTCTCCAAAGAATGCTATAATTCTAAAGGAGAACTAAAAGCCTATAAACCCGCTAGGGAAATGCTTAGGGAGCTACACCATAAACCTATAGGGCATCCTTTATATAATAACCAAGCCCTAAACTTATTCATGCTTGGATCCAGGGGATTTGGTAAATCTTTTATGGTAGGAGTTGGTATCGTACTTCATGAACTTTTATTTGACGGAGCTAAGGTATATGATGAACAATCTATTAAGGATCCATATAAAACAGAGATATTTGTAGGAGCTGCTATATCCTCTAAATCTTCTGACATATTATCTAAAACTAGAGAAGCTTTAGACAATCTACCTGGAGAGTGGGGAATTGGCACCAATGATTATGCCCCATCTCCTTTTATGAAGACTATGGCAGGGACATTGGCCCCTAATAATATGAAGAACCCATGGAGACATGAGTACGAGAAGAAGATGGGAGGAACCTGGAAAAAATTTGGAACAGGTTCCAACATTAAGCATGGTATCTTTACTACAGAGAATCCTGAAGCTGCAGCGGGAACAAGACCTGGAGTCATAGCAGTAGAGGAGGTAGGACTCTTACCTAATGTACTTACTGTCCATGGTTCCAATACTGCCTGTCAGATGGAAGGAAGTTGGAAATTTGGGTCTACAGTTTATCTTGGTACAGGCGGTAACGTAGAGAAAATCCAAGAGTCTGAGGTTATATTTAGAGACCCTATTGGCTTTGACTTTGTACCCTTTGAAGATGAATGGGAAGGATCAGGTAAGATAGGATGGTTTGTATCCTGTATATATGCCATGAACCAATTTAAGGATGAGAATGGTAATACTGATGTAGAAGGAGCTACTGCTTTTAAAGAAGCAGAGAGAGATAAGAAGAGACAATCTAAAGATCCATCAGCTCTATCTCTAGAGATGATGAACTACCCAATGATTCCTTCGGAGATGTTTTTAAATGCCAAAGGAGCTATGTTCCCACAGGCTATGCTTAAAGCACATCTTGCAGAAGTACAGGCTAACCCTCATAGGTTTGAAAATGCACATTGGCATATAGAGCTTATCTGGGATGACAAAGGAAACCTAAAACTAGAACATGCTAATGCTAACACCTTAGAGAAGGATTGGCCAGTAAAAGATAATAAGAATCGCCCTGGTGTTATAGAGGTATTTGAAATGCCTAAGAAAGATGCTATGGGTAATGTCTTCAGAAGTAGATACCTACAAGGTACAGATACTTATGATGACGATGCTTCTGTAACTACCTCTTTAGGATCTACTTGGGTCCTAGATATGTGGACAGGTAGATTAGTAGCAGAGTATACAGGAAGGAGAGGTACCAAAGAATTCTATGAAATTTGTAGAAAACTTAATATTTTCTATAAAACAGAACACAATTATGAGAATAACAAAAAAGGGCTCTACTCATACTATGACCAGAAGAGCTCTACACACTTACTATGTGACACTCCCGAATCTCTTAGAGATGTTGCGGATATTACAATAAGTAAGATAGGGAATAAAGCTAAAGGAACTACAGCTTCCAAACCTGTTAATGCCTACGGCTTAAGATTAATATTAGATTGGCTACTAGAACCCGCCTATGGAGAAGAGGAAGGAAGTGAGGTACTTAATCTACATAGAATAAGGAGCCAAGGGTTACTTAAGGAACTAATCAACTTTAATCCTGATGGAAACTTTGATAGAGTCTCAGCATTAATAATGTTAATGATTTTAAAGGAAGATAAGATTAAGTTCGCAGAGAAGAAGCAGAGAGATAAGGTAAAGACTATAGCAGATGATGACTTTTTTGCTAGGAACTTTAAACCTATACAAACTGCCCATGGACAAAGAAAGTGGAATTTTCCTTCTTAAAGTAAAAAATAATTTATATCTTTGCAAGATATAGCATCAATTAATTATGGCATATACAACAAACAATATAGAATTTCCTGCCCAAAAGAAGTCTACTGCACAGAAGACAGATAAATGGCGCAAGGAATGTATTAATGGTGGAGAGGCTGCTTCTATTTGGAAAAATGAAGGCTTAAGACAATCTTACCAGAATAAAAGAATCAACTATGATTTATATTCTGATATATTAGATCAATCTGATATAGAGAAGATCTGTAACCCACTAGGAGTAATGGGATTAAATTCTCCTGCTAAGATGCAGAACTATCCTATTTGCAACCCTAAAATTGACTTATTAGTTGGGGAATCTATTAACAGAAAATTTGATTATAAAGTTAGAGTTGTTAACGATGATGCTATATCTGCTAAAGAGGAGAAACTTAAAGAGGAGTTAATTAACTTAATTACTTCTCATGTTCAGGATCCTAATAAGAAACCTGAAGAGATACAAGAGGAACTCACTAAGTTCCAAAATTACATGGATTTTGAGTACCAAGATTCTCGAGAAAGAGTATCTACTCAAATCTTAAGTTATCTTTATAAGCAAAATAAATTAGACTATCTATTCTCTAAAGGATTTAAAGATGCCTTAATTTGTGCTGAAGAAATTTACCAAGTTGATATTATTGCAGGAGAACCTGTAGTTAGAAGACTGAATCCACTTAATGTACATACTGTACGTAGTGGGGAGTCCCCTTATATTGAGGACTCAGATATTATCACAATTATGGGATACATGTCCCCAGGACAAATCATAGATGATTATCATGAGTACTTAACACCAAGTCAGATTACATATATAGAAGAGGGAATGGTAGGTAATAGTAATAGCGAATCAGCTATTGATATTGGTTATAAGCCAGACCTGCCTATTAAAATGGATGACGCTATAGATCTTTCTATCCTAGCTAATGACCTTAGCTACGGGTCTCCATTTGATAATAATGGGAACATTAAGGTAACAAAAGTACTTTGGAAGTCTATGCGTAAGCTTAAGAAAGTAAAGTACTATGATGAATTTGGAGAAGAGCAATACGATCTCTTTGATGAGAATTATAAAATTAATAAAGAAGCAGGAGAAGAAGAAGAGGTTCTTTGGGTATCAGAATGGTGGGAAGGCCATAAGATAGGCGGAGCTACTGGAGGAGAAGATGACAACAAAGGCATCTATTGTAAAATGCAGCCAAGACCAGTACAATTTAGGTCTATGGAGAATCCAAGTAAGTGTCATCCAGGTATTGTAGGAACTATCTATAATACTAATGATAATGATGGGGTATCCTTAATGGACAGAATGAAGCCATTACAGTATCTCTATAATGTACTAAACTACAATACTGAACTTGCGATAGCTAAAAACTATGGTAAGATAATGCGAGTAAACTTAGCAGAGATTCCAGAGAATTGGCAAATAGACCAATGGTTATCTTTTGCTCAGGGTATGAATGCTGCTTTCTATGATCCTTTTAAAGAAGGTAATAAAGGAGCTGCTACAGGAAAGTTAGCAGGTACAATGAATCAGAATTCCCCTGTTATTGATATGGAGATGGGTAACACTATTCAACTTTATATGAATATGATGCAACACATTAAGCAAGAGCTTGGTGAGATTGCTGGAGTAAGTCAAGCAAGACAGGGGCAAATTCATAACAGACAAGCCGTAGGAAATACAGAAAGAGAGATGACTCAATCTTCTCATATTACTGAATATTGGTTCCTAGAGCATGATCAAGTTAAATTAAGAGTACTGGAGTGCTTACTAGAAACAGCTAAGCATGCTTGGAAGGATAAGAAAAATAAAAAAGTTCAGCACGTCTTAGATGACGGAGCTACTATGATGTTTCAAATAGATGGAGAGCAATTCAATGAATGTGAATATGGTTTACAAATAACTGATGGTTCAGGTTCTTATGAGTTACTTCAGACTATGAAACAATTAGCCCATGCTGGAATACAGAATGGAATAATGAATTTCTCACAATTGCTAGATATTTACTCTACAGATTCTATAGCTTCTATTAGAAGAAAAATAGTTAGAGCTGAGAATGAGATGAAGCAAGAGAAACAAAAAGAACAGCAGATGCAAAAAGAGATGCAAGATAAAGCATTGGCTGCCGCTGCTCAAGAGAAGGACATGGAAAGAAACTTCACTAGAGAAGGATGGACTAGAGAAGATGAAAGAAATGACCAAGATAATTTAACTAAGTTGGAAATAGAGAGAATGCGTCAAGATAATGAGACATCTCGCTATTTTTCAGGCACTGATGAGGACACTACTTCTTTAGAAAGCTTACGCCTACAAGCAGAGAAGATTACTAAAGAGTATAACCTTAAACAGAAGGACCACAGTGAGAAGGTCCGACATAACAAGAAAACAGAAGAGCAAAAGGATAAAGAAATAGCTGTTAAGAAAAAAGCAGCTAGTAAACCTGCTAATAAATAGTTTTAGTTATAATTAGCATAACATTATTTATTACGCTACGTAATTTTTATCAGTTAGCACTTGTTTTATTAGTATATTTGTATAACAATTAAAGTAAAGGAAAGAAATGGGAGACATTTTTGAAGGCGTAGATTTGGAAGAACTCGCTAACTCAGAGACACCAATTGTAGATTCGGGGGAAACTTCAGAGAATACAACAGGTACAGAAACAGAAACTAATGATGGCACAGTTCCAGAGATCACCACTGATACAAAAGGTGGAGACGAAGGAATAGATTTAGATGCCCTCGCAAATGCTGAAACTATCTTGGATACTACTTCTACGGAAGAAGATTCAGAGGGAAAAGATGGTTCAGAAACTACTTCCCAAACTCCTGCGACAAAACCTGATAGGTCTTCTCCCTCTTCTCAAGATGAGATATTTACTTCCTTTGCCTCGGCCTTGACGGAAGCAGGAGTTTTTTCTTCACTAGATGAAGAAGAATTAAATGGGATAAAAACAACAGAGGATTTAATGTCAGCTATCGCTAAGCAGATTAAGACTAACGAGTACGCTACATTAAATGAAAATCAAAAGGAGTATTTAGAAGCATTAAAGGCGGGGATACCTCAACCTGAATTTGCAGAAAGAAAACATAACGCTGACCTATATAAGAACCTAAACGAAGAGGAGATTAAAGTTAATCAGAATCTACAGTATGAGTTAATGAAACGAAGTTTTATAGCTCAAGGGTTTGATGCAGGGAAAGCAGAAAAATATGCTGTATTATCTGTCAAAAGCGATACAGGTGTAGAAGATGCTCTTCAAGCTAGAGAAGACCTTGTTGCTCACGAGGAAAAGCAAATTCAAGCCAAAATTGCCGCTGACAAAGAAGCAGCTACTCAGAGACAGGAATCAAGCCAAAAAGCTATTGCAGCTTTAAAATCAAAGCTTGAGGAAACATCTGAGATCCTTCCTGGGATTAAGATTACTACCCCTACTAAGGATAAGATTTTTTCTTCTATGACAACGCCAGTTAAGATGAAAGAAGATTCTCCTCTAAATGAAGTAATGGATAAGTATGAAAATGACGAGGATTATAAATTTAAACTTCATGCTCTGCATGTACTTACTAAAGGGTTTACCAATTTTGATAAACTTATTAAGGTAGGAACAACTAAAGCTACGCAAAGTTTCACTGATGCTCTTTCCACTTCCTCTTTTGGAAAACCAGGAAGAGCTGGAAGCGGAGTAGCTGACCATGTTCAAACTGGAAGTACTGCTGCGGAAATTGGTGAAAGTTTAAAAACTATAACTTTTAAATAATTAATAAACAACAATTAAATGGCAACTAGATTATCACCATTGCAAATGACAGATGCTACAACTTGGAAAGGGTTGACTACAGAGAACCACTTAGGTGCTATCTGGCAGCAAGCTCCTCAAAAAGTATCTGACATGATTATGAATGTTCAGCAAAATTATTTTGGTAACAACATTGATAGTGTACTAGCCCAGTTCCCTACTCTAGAGTTTGAAGACGATAGAGATTTTACATGGGATCTTCAATCTCAAGGTTTAGATAACATTGAGCTAGTAGAAGCACGTATTGATGGTACCGCAGTAACAGCTGCAGATCAGACAGGTAGAAACTTCACGACATTTGAATTGGTATTTCCAAAGAATTGGTTCTCAGATACAGAGCGTATCGTAGGTGAACTTAACGAGATTTACCCTATTCTTATTGTAGCAGAGCCTGTACAAGAGGGTGTAAACTTTGTTTATACTTGTAGAATGGATTCAGGTGACCCAAACATGTTCATGCCTTTTGAAGAGCTAGCAGCAGGAAAGAGATTTTCTGGTGAATTCTCTCCAGTAGAAAGAACAATGTCTAGAAAAGGTCGTGAGATTAAGTACAAATCTCATATCTCTATGAGAAACTCTTTCTCACAAATCCGTATCCAAAAGAAAACTCCAGGAAATATGTCTGGAAAAAAGATGGGTTCTTACTTCAAAGACGCTTCTGGTAAAGCTGTAAAGTTTTGGCAGCACTATGAGTCTTTCATGTTTGACAACGCATTCCGTGAGGATATCAATAAACTATTGATGTTCGGAACTTCTAACAGAAGTGCTGATGGACAATACCGTATTAAAGGTAAGTCTGATTATGCAATCACTGAAGGTGCTGGTATCCGTCAGCAAATGGAAGCAGCTAACTCTAGCTTCTACAATGTATTCTCTATCACAGATCTTTCTGAGAGACTTTTAGATTTATCTGAAGGTAAACTTAAGACAGATGAAAGAGGATTCGTTTTAAGAACAGGAGAGCGTGGAGCTTATGAGTTCCATAAAGCTTTAGAAAACTACTCACAATTGTTTACACCTCTATTGAATCAAGATAGAATGTACAAGAAAAGCCAAACTGGATTCCAGATGGGTCTTGGATATGGTGGACAATTCATCGAGTACTTAGGACCTAATAACATCAAAGTGAATCTTTCAGTAGATTCTATGTATGATGACAGAAACCGTAACAAATTACTTCATGCAAATGGAGGTGTTGCTGAGTCTTACCGTTATGATATCTTTGATATAGGTACTACAGAAGGAGCTCCTAATATCCAACGTGTTGGAGTAAAAGGAAGTCCTATTGTGCACAAATACATCCCTGGTTTGAGAAATCCTTTCTCACCTGATTCTCAGTTCTCAGCAATTGGAACTGCAGAAGATGCTTGGGAAGAGCACAAGTTCTATTGTGGCGCAGCTATAGTACGTGATCCTTCACGAACTGCAAGCTTCATTAACAATATACAAGCTGGATACGGTACAACGTATGCATAAATAATATAGTCCAAGTGCCTTAGCTCCTACTGGAGTTAGGGCCATTTGGCTAACTTTTTAACAATTAATAGTAAATAATGGAGACAACAACGGCAAAGAAGGTATTTACTCCTAAACAAGAAAGAGTAGTAGTAAAACCTATTATGAGGGCTCGGAATCCCTTAGTAACAGACCCAGAACATGAAGCTTTCTTCTTGGTTGGGAATGCAACAATTAATTACTGTTTACCTACAGATACACAAGGGAATCTTTTGAACCCTTTTTCATCTAAGGAAGAGCAGGAATGGTTAGAGAAAGAATTAGATTTGGATTTAAACTTCCATAAGACTAAGGACAATTTCTGGCATGACTTTAAGGTAAAACTTGGAAAGTCAATAAAAAGATTAGATTTACAAAATCCTAAGCACTACTTGGATTATCTAGTTCTTAAAGCAAATCGTTTATTTATTGCTCCTAATGGAGAAGCTATGAATGATAGAGCTACTTATAGATATGCATTAGTATCTGAAGAATTTGAGAACAAGAAGTCTGTAAAGCAAGCAGATCTTAAAATCGAAGCTTATAAAGCTTTTGGAAAACTAGAAGAAGATACAGAAGGAATGAAAGATTTCCTTAAAGTATACGGAAAGAAAGTTTCTCCAGTATCTAAGAAATCTTTCCTAATTGAAGAAATTAGTAAGATTGTAGATAATGATTTAGAAGGTTTCTTAGCTGTGATTAGAGATAAGGACAACTATGAAATTAAACTCCTTGTAGCTGAAGCCGTAGAGGTTGGAGCTGTAATTAAGCAAGGTAGAAAATATACATTACCTGGTGGAGATAACCTTTGTGGTCCAGGAGAGCAGCCTACTATGGCACACGTAGTAGAATACTTGAAGGCCCCAGCAAATCAGGATATCTTAACCCTATTACAAACTAGAGTAAAAACAGCTAAAGACTAATAGATGACAAGTCAGGACATGGAAAAAGAGTTTTTAATACTCTATGATAAAGTAACTAGTTTTGATGCCCCAGGTTATACTGAGGAAGAGATTAGTATTTTCCTGACTAAGGCACAAGAAAGAACCTTCTTTGCTCACTACAACTTAGACAATAAGTATAGAGAGAGTTTTGAAGAGTCTGAAGCAAGAAGAAAAGACCTAAAAGAATTAGTAAAGGGAGCAACATTAACTCCCTCTGCTGCTTCTGTAGCAAATATGCCTAACGGTGTTTTCTGTACTTTACCAGCAGATTGTTTATATGTTATATCAGAAGAAGTAACTACTGCTTCAGTTACGACATGTAACAACAACAAAAGAATAAGAGTTAAGCCGATTACTCATGATGAGTATTCAATTAACATAGAAAATCCTTTTAAGAAGCCCGATATATATAATTATATATGGAGGATGGATTATCAAGGTGAATTACATGAACTAATAACAGACGGGACTTTTACTGTTGCACAATATCACTTAAGATATATTCAACGACTAAATCCTATTATTATTGGGACAAATACTGTTGATGGCGTGACAGGTCCCCTAAACTGTGAATTAGATCAGATTCTGCATAAAAGAATTGTCGATGAGGCAGTTAAAATTGCAACTGGAATAACTGATCCAGAATTATATCAGATTAAAACAATTGAGCAACAACAAGGCGAGTAACAATTATTAATTAAACAAAAATCAAAAAATGGCAACATTTTCACAAAGTGACATCACATCTTTATTCATTGGAGCAGCAGCTACAAAGACTACTGGTGCGATCTCAACATTAAATGACGGTGAAATTGGTCTCTTTACTCCAGCAGGAACAAGGTTGACAGAAGCTAACGCAGCTACAGAAGATGAATTTATCATCGTTAAAGGTAGAGGTACAGGCGAAATCATCTACCTATCAGGTGTAATCAACAAAAACGATTTAGTAGATGCTTCTTGTAATCGTGTAGTTTATACTGCAGCAACACAAAAAGTAGTTACTATTGGTTATGATGGTTCAACTGGAAGCATTACTGCTACAAATGATAATGATTATCATGTACGCATTAACATGCGTGAGGGAAGAACTTCTAACCACGGAGGTCTTTACGTAAAGCACGGTTTTTACACTTCAGATGCTTCTGCTACACAAGCAGAAATAGTTTCTGAGTTACACAAATCGCTTACTAATGAGTTCTCTAAAGAGCCAGATTCACCAGTATTAGTAGAAGCTCTTTGCAATCACGCAGGGACAGCAATAGGTACTGCAGCAGATTTAGCAGTAGGAGTAGCAGGTTCTAAATCAGTAGTTATTACTGATGGTTCTGGAGCATCTGTACTGTTAGAAGCAGGAGACTTCTTGCGTATCGGAACTGGGACTACAGATGAGGTGTATAAAATAGCAGAAGCTTCTAAAGCAGCTACTGCTTCAGGAACCATCGTCTTAGATGTACCTTTAGCAGCAGACTTAAGTCTAGCAGGGAATGCATGTGAGTACATTACAGCAGCTCAAGCAGCAGCAGGTAACTTAGGTATCCGTCTTACAGCAGTAGCTGGTACACACCGTATAGGAAAATTACACGCAGATTTACAAAATGTAGATTTTGATGTTACACTTCAAAACTTTACTGAATCTCCAGTAGTTGCAACTGCATCTTCTCCAGGTAATGGAACACAGAAGCAAGTTCAAGAACTAGAGTTCTTCTGTCAAGGTAATGAAGGAGACTTCTATAGAATGGGTGAACCAAATTTATTTGATAAGCGTTCTGAAGCTACAGGTAATTATGACCTAATTACTTTGAAGTCTAAGAGTAACTATCAAGGTTCTATTGTATCTGGACCAATAAACAAGACTTATGTTCTTGCTTTACCAACTACAGCACCTAACTATGCAGTAGCAGGAACCGCAGATGATATCACAGACGTACTTGAAGTACTTGTTTGGGGATCAGCTAACGGTAACTTCGCTATCACATAAGAAGCTTAGTCAAACTAACAACCCTAAAGGGAAGGAGAACATTCTTCTTCCCTTTTTTATTTTTAAACCCTTAGAATAATGGCAATAGGTACATTAACACCAACATTACGTGTCTGCATTAACAATAATTGTTCTACTATAGATGTTTACGATACCACAGGAGCTTACAATGCAGTAAGTAATACAGGTGGCTGGGGAGCAACTAATATAGATACTGCAGATGTAGATACAGTAACAGTGACATATACTCCTCCAGGAGGATCAGCTACAGATGTAGATGTTACTGCTACAGTTAACGCAGAAACTACTGTGACAGGAGAATTCCTTATAGCACAGATAGATATTACTGCTACAGATGGAGTATATGAATTTGTTTATACAGCGGAAGAAGCTTCAGTAGAAGTTGACTTTCAATTAAAGACATATAGTACATGTGTAGTTAGATGCTGCATAGATAAACTTTGGGCTAAAGCAGCTCAAGAATTATTAGGAGGAGATTGTGGATGCACAGATTTCTCTGAGATAAATTATAAAAATACCGCATTACAAGCAGAAGCCCTATATCAAGCTATACGAAACTCTGCATCATGTGTAATGGACGCAACAAGAGACGCATTACTTGCAAAGCTGCAACGTATATGTAATATAGAAAACTGTAATTGTAATTAAAATGAGTAATACTTTAACATGTACAAATCTAACTCAAGTAACTATCCCCGCTGGCGCAGATGGCGCAGATGGTGCTGCTGGTTCTAATGGAACCAATGGTACTAATGGTAGTGATGGTCTATTTGGTGGGTTTTCAGGAGAGTGGGTATTTGATACCGCTACTTCAGCTAATCCCCCAGTAACAGAGTTAAGATTTAATAACGCAACCTTATCTTCAGTAACTGCTATTTATGTCAATGACACTAATGCAGACAGTACAGATTATAATGGTTTCTTGGAAACTTTCAAGAATACAATATCAGGAACAGATGAATATGGACTAGTTAGAGTATGGAAGCAATATGATTCCAATACTTTCTTATTAGGAAAGATTACTAATGTTGTTGATAACGGTGCTGACCACACTATCACTATAACTTATATAGGTTCTAATGGAACTTTTACAGATACAGATGATGTAGTAATGTCTTTTGCACCAAGTGGAGCATCTTCTATAGATGACCCAGAAGTTCTTTTTGCTAACCATACCCAAGGTACAAGTACCTCAGCAGTAATGGGCTCTTTAATGTCAGAAACAATAGCTGCTGGAGAATTAGCTGCTAACGGAGACAGTATAGATATTCAGTTCCATGCAGATAGAACAGGAACAGCTAAGCCTGTGTGTACCATTAGAGTTCTTATAGGAGGAACTAATGTTACTGTAGGAAGTTTAGATTGGAATTTATTTGTAGGAGCAGATGCTTTAATAGGTAATATTACTATTACACGAGTAAGTGCTACAGTAGTATTCTTAGAACTTAAATCTTGGTTAGTGAATTCTGCTAATCAATTAGTAGCTTCTTACGCAAATAATAATGCTGCTTTCCCTTTTATAGCTGCTAACACTAATTTAGTTGATATACAAGGAGCTTCAGCTAATGTAGCTAATACAGTTAGAGCTAATCAATTACTAATCAAAAAATTTGATATATAATGGCTACTTTTGAACTACCTTTAGATATAACATTAACCGCAACACCAGCTACAGAAACAATTGTAATTACAGATGCATATACATCTTTTAATATCATTTCTTCTGGATCTGTGACTATTGCAGGAACTACAAATATAACAACTAGTGGAACTTTAGCTGAAGGTCATACTTTGAATTTTCATTACACTGCCACAATACTTGGCGGTACAGTGACAATACTTGGAACAGCAGTTCCTACTCATTTGCTTCAGAAAGAGTTTGAAGTAAAAGCTTATTATACGGGCTCTGCCTGGGAACTAACTTGGATACCTAGTGCAAATCAAACTGCAATAATACTTCCAGCAGCTTTAACTGAAGTGCCTAGTCCAACTATTGACTACCTAGGGACAGCAGCTACTACTATAAATGCTGCAGGCCAGCAAGCCTTGGCTACTTTAACAATCCCAGCAGATACTTTTGATACCAGAGGACAGTCTTTTACATTAAAAGCTTGGGGGGCTACTACAACTACTGCCGCAGAATTAAAAACAATTGATGTTGAATTCTCTGCAGGAGGTACAGGTACTCTTTATACTAATGCTGTTGTAACTGATATCATTGGAGCCTGGGTACTAGAGGTTACTGTATTATTTAACAATATGACTACAGGAGAAGTTATTCCTAGTGGAGTACTAAGCGCTAAAGGTAACACTGCAGTGTATGTAGATCCTTACACAGTCTCTATAAGACCTACAGGATATGATGAGACAGTATCTCAGGATATAATTATCTACGGTACAGAGGCTACTCCATCAGGAGGCCAAATCACTATAGAAGGAGCAATCCTAATTAAAAACTAAATTATGACAGCTGCAGATAAAACAAAGTTACTTCAGTATCTTCAATGTCAGCACGGCACTTGGTTATCTACGTTTAGCTCTAAGCTAGGCGTAGGTTCCTGTGTAAATAGTCTGCATCAAAGTAATATGGAGATTCATTATCTTATTAAGGTGATATATAATTATCTAACTAATGAAGATATTGAAGCTACAATTACAGAGGTGTACAATCTAGTATTTACTGATGTAGTAGTAGGGACTAAGACCCTTACATTAATCCCATATTCAGGGGGACCAACAATAGCTACTTACACTGGATCAGGAACTTTAGCAGAAGCTCTAGCCGACTTAGTAGAAGATATTAATACTGGAGGACAATATGTAGCTGGAGAAGTTACTGACGGCACAACCTTTACTTTATATAAAGCTACAGGAGAAGCTTTCCCATCTGCACCTGAGTTATCAGTTGCAACAGGAGCTACCTTAGTAGCAAGTTTATTATCTACTACAGACTATGAATCTGTTGCAGATGACTTTAATTGTATTACCTTTGATGAATTAGATAAAATAGTATGTAGATTAGGAGTACTATTAGAGAATTGTAACTGTTAAAAACTTAAGTTATGAGTAAAGCTGAAAAAGCAGGTGAGGAACTTACCAGTGCTAAGAAGAAAGCACCTAGTAAATTTTTATACATCTTAGACCCAGGGCATGGGGGTACAGACCCTAAAACAGGAGAATACGTAACCTCAGGTAAAAGAAGCCCAAAGTTTGAAGATGGAAGTTGTTTCTATGAAGGGGTAAACAACAGAGATAATATAAACCGATTAAAGAAAGCCTTAGACGATGCTAACATTGATTCTGTTGATATTGTTGATTCGTATCTCGATATCTCTCTTAAAGAAAGAGTTAGAAGAGCCAATGATTTGGGCAAGTCTCGCCCTTGTGTTTATATTTCTATGCACTCTGATGCCCACGGCATGGGGGATGTATGGATGCCAGGACAAGGTATCTCTGTATATACTTCAGTGGGGCAAACTAATTCAGACTTTTTTGCTAATGAAGTAATCCAGGAGTTAGAGTATAACTTTGAAAAAACAGTTAAGTGGAGATTTGACAAAGCTAGTGACGGGGATAAAGACAAAGAGGCCCACTTCTATGTTCTTAAGCATACTACTATGCCTGCTATCCTTATTGAAGCAGGCTTTCACACACATAAACTAGAAGTAGTTAGGATGATGTCTGAAGAATGGAAAACTAGCTTAATTGATGCAATAGTGCAGGGAATTAAAAATTGGGAAGATCAACATGAAGATTAATAGAACTACTTTATTTCTATTTGCAATAATAGGAATACTAATCCTTATCCTTTTCTTTAAAGGATGTGGTACTCCTAATGGTACCAAGCCTGTGGTTATCACAGAGGTAAAAACTACATATAAAACACATACAGACACAATACCCTTCTACAAGGATTCTATTATCATTAAACATCTTACAGTGATAGATAGTATCCCTAGCTCAGAGGATAGTAGTATAATCAATTATACTACTGCAGTAAATGATTCTCTCTTAGATGGAGAGATCTTTACGCAAGTAAAGAGAGATGGTACCTTAGTAGACCAAAACTTTACTTATCTACCAAAGTTTCCAAAATATATACATACCACAGATAGTGTTATTATAGAGACAAAAGAAACCATATATAAAGATACCTGGGCTATTACTGGAGGGGTAAATCTATATGGGAATACTAGTACCCTCGGTATAGCCCCAACATTAGGATTTAAGACAAAGAAGGATCATATATTTATGTTAGGCTACGGTGTACTGGATAAAACCATACATCTAAATATCCAATTAAAAATCTTCGGAAATAAAAAGAAAGTACAAAAATAATTTGTACCTTTGTAATTCATTAAAATACTACACAACCCTGAAATAAAATGCCATTCCCTACTATAGCTAAAGCACTTTTTACACCAAAAAAGATAGCAACTATTCTACTCACTAGTCCTTTACTCTTGATACTATTCAATGTCCAATTTGCCTTGATAGGCCTCGCTATTTTAATCTTCTTAGACCTCTTAACAGGGATTAAGAAAAGCCTTTATGAAAAGGAAGTTTCTTTTAATCCTCTTAAGAAACTGTTTTGGAAATCAATAAAAAGTTATTTATTAAGACAAACTTGGAAAAAGACTTATGAATATGGAATAGGTATTGTAGTATTTGCCACCATTGAAGGTTATTTTCTTTTCTCTGGAGAACCTTCTGATATACTCGGAAGAGTTTTTAGCTTAACTGAGCTAGTTATATATACTGCAGCTGTTATTGAAGCATTTAGTATCTGGGAAAATCTAACAGCAGTTGGTAAACCTTCTAAGTTTGTCCTAGGCCTCCAAGCTATTACTCGTAAACTAATTGCCTTATTACCCCAATGGTTGCAGAAATACTTTAAAGATGGAAAATAAAAAGACCCCTTGGTGGAAATGGATCCTTATCGTATCTAGTATCTTCCTAGCTTTTGAGACTCTTATTGGGGGGACAGGTATTTTAGCTAAACCCTACCTCAAAGATTTCATCATATCTGTTATGGAAGAACAAAGAGGAGTATCAACAAAGGAAGCTATAGCTGATGAATGGGAAATTAAGAAAGATAAAGTAATTACTGAGTTTGGACATATGCGGTTAGGGTACTACGACTTTATAGCTTTCTATAATAAGTGGACCCCGCATCTACAACAAGAAGCAAAGTGGGCTAAGATAGGGTACTATGTGAATACAGCAGACTCTACAGAGATTGATTACCACCATCCTAATGGAAAGAAGTATCAGGGAGGAACAGACTTTGCAGGTCTTTATTATGTTAGAAACGGATATAAATACAGATAAATGAAAAAAAGATTTAAGAATTGGATCACTACAATTATAGGAATAGTTATTATGTTACTAGCCGTAACAAGAATAGTTATAAATATTTTCTTTGAAGGGGATCATGCTTTCTGGACTACACTACTAATTATTGTTTTAGGCTGGGTATTCCTTAGTGCAAAAGATACTTTGCTGGAAGGATTGTTTATGAAATTATTTAAGATTCCTCCTACTAAAGAGGAAGATTAATAAAAAATAATTAAATAAATTAGGAATTAATAAAATAATTCCATTATCTTTGTAATAACTAAATTTATATTTTATGCAAAGAGAAATGAATTACCAAGAATCTGTTGGTACATTACAAGCACTAGCTGCTGTAATTGGGAAAGGGGACTCACCTGTAAAAACGCCTTTACGAACTACTTATGAGAACTTAGATAAAGTAGTAAAGGAACTTACTGATGCTCTAGATGATAACTTTGAGAAGTACATCACAAGAGGAGAAAGTGGAGACCCAATACTAAAAGATTCTACAAAAGTTCCTCAAGGAGCACAGGATTATGTATATTCAGATGAAAAGGCCTTTACCAAGAAAGCCACTGAACTTATGGAGAACAAAGTACCTGTAGAGTTTGCTACTGTCAAGAAAGATAGAAAAGTAATCACTAATAATGCAGAGTACCCTTTAGATGAATTTCTAGAGTTCTCTAGTGTAGTAAGTACAGACACGGCTTACATGTTACAGGAATATTTCATTGAAAAATAATTTATGACAAAAGAGGAATTAAAAATAATTCTTAGAGAAAAACAGGGGTATCTGAAATCAGGTACCCCCAAACTCTCTAGGCTTTTTGGAATCCCGAAGAAGAAATGCGGGGAAGCGGTACAGGAAGTAAGAAAAGAACTAGGTTTAACAGCAGACTCTGCTCCAACTAAACCTTTCAAGAGAATGTTTTTTGATATTGAGACTAGTCCTAATATCATGTACTCTTGGAGAGCAGGATATAAAATTAATTTAGGGCACCATAACATTATTAAAGAGAGAGCAATTATTTGTATCTGTTGGAAATGGGAAGGTGATGAGAAAGTATTCTCCCTTACATGGGATGAGAATCAATGTGATAAAACAATGCTAGAGATCTTCACAGAGGAGATGATGAAAGCAGATGAAGTTATTGGACATAATGGGGATAGATTTGATATTCCTTGGCTTAGAACAAGAGCAGTTATGCATCAGATTCCATTCCCAGCTTATGTGAAGTCCTTAGACACACTTAGGAAGGTCCGTAATGGAGGATTTAACTTTAACTCTAACAAGCTAGACTATTTAGCCCAAGTGCTCTTAGGAGAGCATAAAATGGAAACTGGAGGCTTCTCTCTATGGACAAGCATCTGTGAATCCAATTGTAAAGAATCTATGACAAAGATGGTAGACTATTGTAAGAAGGATGTAACCCTTCTAGAAAGAGTTTATCAGAAGTTATATACTTATATAAAACCTGAGACTCACGTAGGAGCTAAATTAAACGGTTCTAAAGAGAGTTGTCCAGGATGTGGTAGCGCAGAGCATACACACATAAAAGAAATGCACACATCAGCTGGAACTGAGCAGCATCTACTGCAATGTACAGACTGTAATAAATATTACAAAGTAAGCAAAACTGTTTACTCTAAAATGAAAGATTAATGGCTACATTTAACGAATTGGTTTTTGATATCATGGAATTAGTTAGGGGAGGACAAATCTCTGACGATACTGACTTATCTAGAAGAAACATTGCATATCATCTAGCTAACCAAAGAGCTTTATGGCTCAGAAATGAATATAATAAATCAGGACGTAAAATAGACCCACATCTTGAGCAGGATTTAGGATGCTTAGAGCTTGAAGAAGTAGATGCAGCAGATTGCTGTGATATTACCTCAGGCTGTACAGCTCTTAGAACAAAGAAGAAGATTCCTGCTTTAATAGAACTACACTCTGGACCTGCTATTACACGAGTAGGTCCAGTTAATAAAATAAGTAAACCATTTAGTTTTGACCCTTTTCAAAAGGCAGTATACTCGATGCATAATAAATACGGGAAGAAAGCTCCCGTATCTTTTCTGTTAAATGACTATATCTATCTTTTGATTCAGGATCCAGCGATGCAGACTTTAGATTATGTAAACGTCAGAGGAGTTTTTGCAAATCCAGAGGACTTACAAGACTTTTCTTGTGACGTAACTAACAATAGCTGTTTCTCTTATGATGATGAGTACCCTATCAATAATTGGATGGTACCTTATATGAAGGAGCAAATTCTAAAGCAACTTGGATTATCTATGCAAATGCCTAAAGATGAGGCTAATGATGCTAAAGAGGATTTCACAAAACAGTAAATGGAAAAAAAAGGGAAGCAGCAAGAGAGACATAAAACACATATAAAGACTCCAGATTTTTATAAGTTCTATGCTAACTTGTATTTTAGAGAATTTAAACCCAATAGGAAGAATGGGACTATCAATAAGAATAGTAGGTTTTATGTAACCTATCAGGATTATTGTAAAGTAGTAGATGCCTTTAATCTTAGATTAAGGGATTTAATACTCTACGAGTCTTATGATTTTAAGCTTCCACATAGAATGGGTTTAATAGGTATAAGGAAACGAAGATTAACCCCTTACTTTGATGAAAGTGGGAAACTAATAAATCCACTTCCACCAAATTGGAAAATGACTAATGAATTATGGGATGCAGATCCCGAGGCTAAAAAAGCTAAAAAATTAGTTAGGC